CATCATATTCTGGTGTAATATTTAAAATCCAACTCTTAAGAATTTGATCTTCGGAATCATGACCAAGAGAGACTATTTCTACTTGATCTCCTTCTTGGTAGTAGTTAGATCCTTGCCTGTCAAAACTTAATTCACCAAGAACACCACTTATTTTAACTCGTATCTCTTCACCAGCAGAATTAATAGTATATGCAAAATCTGGTGTTTCAACAATCGTATCAACAGGTATATCAATTGGAGAGTTTAAACCAAAGAACTGAGTAGATGACTTAGATGTATATGGAATCTCATAAGTAACTCCACTTACAACCACACTTAAAGTGCCAGAATCAGGGAAACTAATAGTAGAATCAACATCCACCCAAACCTGATTTAAACCTACTGCTGCAGTAATTTTAGTTTTAGGATGTACTGAGAATTTAAACTGTTCAAGATCAGGGTTATAATCTAAACTTAATCTAAAATATGACTCTCCATCTTTAATTATCTCTTCTACAGAAGTAATAGAACCAGTTGCCTTTACAAGGTTAGCTGTTTCATCTTGGAAAAGAGTTCTATTTACTAAGTCGTTTGGATCACCTTGTAATTGCTTAACAACTAAATCTCTAACAATTCTATAATCTGCATCTGATGCTTGTAGTAAAAAATCTCTTGGTTTGACAATTGATACATCAACACCAAAAATTACCTTAAAAAGGATATCAAAAGATGATGTTGAACCTTTAGAAGAATAGAAATCTTTTAATCTAGATACAACATTCTTTTCATTTACTCCATCAAAGAATTTAACCTCTTCAAAACCAGGTGTATATTGCCTCTTAAACTTCTTATAGAACTCAAATAGGAATAGTGCATGTAAATTATAAACAACCGTGCTAGAGGCGTGTGTAGACACCCCTGTTTGACTAAAAATAAGACTGTCGTCTTCTTGTCCCTTATAAGAGGTTATTCCACTAAATCCTCTTGAGCAATTAACAAAGGAGACAGGAGTTTTTGATTCATAACTGATAATCTCACTGTCAATCTGGATTAAACCGTTATTATCAGGAAAACCTTGTGTATTCTCTACTTCTATAGTTTCAGAGAACAGATCACTACTAGATGTAGTATTTGTTGTATAGACTAATTCAGATAAATTTTCTAATCTTACATATTGATCAATATTATTAAGTATATCTGCAGGACCACCTGGAGTCTCCAGCGATCCATAGTAAGACCTAAGAAACCCCTGAAATTCAGGAAAATTATCTTTTACAAAATTGGGAAGATGGTCCTGTACTAAATGACGGACCTTTACTCTATTATGCATATCTTTATAGTCTTACGTAGTCCCCGTTTAGGTAGCTAGACGATACTATATATCCCGATCCTGAGAGTTCTGCTCCAGAAGCAATTGAATCGGAAACCATAGTTAATGAAGAAGATCCAGAACTTAATTGTAAGTATAAATCTTGTTTTCCAATGATGTCATTGGACTTTGGTATGGCCGAGAATTCGATAATCTCATCACCAGATACTTTTTTAGCAGTAGATATAATATTAACTGCGTTAATTAGCACTTCACCCTTTATGTAATCAATAGTACCAACATTTTTTCGTACAACTACAGGTTGCTGTTTAGCATCAAGTCTAATCATAACCATAGTTCCTGTTAAGAATCCTGCATCGGGTATATCAGTGAAGTAAACAGTTCCTGTTATACCACTAATACCAACACCAGAAGTCTTAATATTGTATCCTGTTGAATTCTTAATATGAATTTCATTACCAAAACATACCTCATATTCTGCAAATTGATTCATTAAGACCCTAAGATCTCTTCTCATTTGCACATTTGTAATGTTAGAAGTAATCGCACTACCAGAATCATCAATCAGTTTAAGGAATTTACTGTATTTAAACCTTGAACCATACTTATTTAAGTCTGTAGAGTTACTGTACTTCTCAATATTGGAAGCAACTGTCTTTTTAAGTGTTGCTGCGTCACCAGTATTAGCATTATAATAGATAGCAGACTCATATTCAATGTAAAGATACTTCAAATCAATGAATTCAGGGATAATTCCTGCAACTGCATACTTCTTCAGAGCAATTTTTAGGTTATCTTTAATGTTATTTGGTAAATATGTACCATTTTTGGGTTTAACTGTAATGTAAACCTTACCAAATTGAGGTGGACTTAACTCTTCACCACCAAAAACAGATACAGACTCAGTTTCTGGGAAGATTTGAGGTAAAATTGTCTCATAATCAGTAGCAGTTACTGCTCTATTTTGGGAAGCATAGACTCTAGGAGCAAACTTCTTGATAGAAGAGATATTTTCAATGGCAGTACCACCACCTGATGCCTCATCAACCGTTATGATTGGGGAAGATACCTTAACACTGTTGCCATTATTGTCAAATAATCGCCCCACAAAGGTAAAATCAGACACTCCATTAGCATCTTGTGCTGATGTAGTGATATAAGAAGCAATAATGTAGTTACCATCCTGTAATTTACGTCCAAAAACTCCATCACCAAAGAATAATTCATATTTTTGGTCTTGAATTTCATTCAAAAAGAAAACATCTTGAGTTGAATCAACCTCAGTGATGTTATTAACGTACTTATACTTCCTAGTAATGGAACTTGTCTTCGATTCTCTTACGTCTATTCTCAATAAGGTGGTATCTATAGCATTATTATTGAGAATGAACCTCTGATCCTTATTTAAACTGTCATAGGTAAAGGCTTCTGTAAGGTATATCCCTTCATAAACATCAATTTCCGAAAAAGTAGCAATTCCACCAGATACAGGGATCGTTACATCCTCTGGAATGGAGAAAGTAAAGGATTGAGTACCAAAATTTGATGAACTAGTACATACAATACCCTTTTTAAGAGTTAATGAGATAGGATTAGTCCCTAATGTTGATGTAGAGACGAAAAATGATATCTTTGCCTTCGCTGATATAGGTGATCTCGGTATATAACCAACGTTTCTTGCTAATGATACGACATTTTCTCTTAAAGTCGCAGCATCAATGAACACCTCATTTGCTAACATGTTAGCATTATAAGAGGAGATGTATGTATTGTATGCTAAGGTGTCTAAAAGGATCGAAAAGTTAGATCCATCAAAGTCAAAGTCTGTAAAGTCACTATTTGTACGTAGATAACTCTTAATTTGACTTTTTATTTGGTCAAAATCTAAATTTGAAAAATTTACTAACGCCATTATTTACCTAGTAGGAAGCAACACGAATTCTAACTGTTGCGGTTGTGCATCAATTCCAACTATTAGATAGATGACAGTTACATTCATTGCATTACCCCTAAAATCAGGTTCTACAGAGACTGTATCTATTTCTACTCGTGGTTCATAATTTTCTATTACAGTTTCAATCTCTCTTCTCAAGTTATCTGCTGTAAAGGTGTCAATTGTCTCAAAAAGGAGTCTGTTAACCGCACAACCAAGATCAGGATCAAATATTTTTTCCCCCTGTATAGTCAATACAAGGTTTTGAACGGAACGTGCAATAGCAGACTCATTCTTAAGTACCAAAAGGTCTTTAGTAATGGGATTCCTTTTTAAAGACAAACTAATATCTTTAAATCCAATGCTGGACCGCTCTAGAGGCATGATATTTATTAGTTATTAATTATTATTTAGCGACTTCCCAATCAGTTCCTACTTCGGTAGGATCATATAGTTCTTCTTTGTGTAAGTTTCGATTGCGTTTAGCAGTCTTATCCAAATACTTGTCTGAATCTGTTTCAGTTAAGAGACCGCTATCTTTAGCAGTATAATCAGGGTTTACCCAAATATCCATGAGTTCGAGGGGGTTGGTCGTACTATATTTATACGGCAATAAAAAAGCATCCGTGGAGGATGCTTAAGGAAAACGAGCGATTGCGGCGGTTAGGTTTTTTTAATTTTATTTCCCTTGTCCTTTATATTGCTTTTTAGCACTATTTCGAGACGTTGCGGCATATTTTGTATTCTTCCCTCTTCCTTGACGAGTTTTTTTCGGGTTGGTCTCTGTTACTGTTATAGATCCAAAGTTGCCTGATTTAGTTCTGACGGGCATTACTATCTCCGTTGTGGTTGTACATCAATTTTGTCTGGGTCAATATTATTTACTGTGTCCGAGAAAAAGCGGTCTGCTAGGTCTTGTAGAACCTCACCTAACTCATCCTCAGTGAGGCACTGATAAAGTACCTCATTCTCATAGTATATGTTGTATAAGGTTCCTGCGTTCATTAGATGACTCTTGTCTTCTCGTGACCGACTCTGATACGAGGATCGCACCAAGTCTCAACGTCTGCTTCTTTGGCATCTAGACAGAATGAGACATCTTCGCCACACATGTCTTGTACTTTACCAGACTCAAAGACTTGCATCTTAGGAGCAAACCAAGGATATTCGAGACGTTCAAAGACACCCTTACGTATGAGAACCCAACCGAATCCTGTGTAATCGACAGTGAATGGTTTGCGACGTTTGCCCATAGACTCTACAGTCTCATGATTCATGACTCCACCGTTCTTACGGAAGTCATCTTCGTCTAACCAGTGAGCAACTGAAGTAGTGTGTCCATCTTCAGTGGCATACCATCCAGCAGTAATCTCTTTCTCTGCTTGAGGAACACCGTCTTTGTCTGGACCAGGTACTGCGAGATCACACAATTGCCAGAACTTCTCTGTGCTGAATACAATGTCACTATCAATCCATAACTGATAGTCATACTTAAGTTTACCATCCCAAGGAATTTGCTTAGGACCACGTAATACATTTGCTCCAAGACACTTGCAACGTGCAAAGTTAACCATAGAAGAGTAGTCTTGAGAGATCTGAATACTCATCTGATTTTGTACAAGATCAAAACACAACTGTACAAAACTCTTCAAGAACTGATAAGAGCATCCTCTACCAGGTAAGCAAAATACAATTGCTTTACCTCTCATGCGTTCTTTGATCTCATCGTAGTTCCAATCTTCAACTGCTTTCTTAGTAGGCGCAGCAGCCTTTACTGTAAAACCTTTTGCCATTTTGGATAATTACCTTCAAATCAATTTTAACTGTATAATCCTTATTTGTCAATAAGAACCTTCTATAAGTTCATCGTTTATCTCTTCGTCTAATTCCTCATAGTCTAACTTATCTGGATGATCTTTGATTTCCTTCTCCCAGTGTTTATGGAATGTATCTTCAGACACACAGGGGGCAATGCATGTTTCTTCGTCGTAGATATGATAGATTTTGTCAGTCATAAGATGGAGTTATAAGTTCTCAGAACACATAGTATATATCGACCCTTTTGAGGGGATTTTTTCCCTGAGAATTTTTCTATATGCATTATAA